GTTTTTTCTAATAATGACCTTGACCATGTATTTGAACAAATAGCACACAAAGGATATGATTTAACTAATGATTACCACGATTGGTATAAGATAGGTGGGGCACTTCAAAAACATTACGGAGGTCAAAAAGGTAAAGACTTATTTCATTTAGTTAGTCAGAATAGCCCGAAATATGATTCAAAAGCAGTTGATGACCTTTACGAAATTTTAGAAAAAAGAAGTGCGGACAAAATAGCCACGATAGGTACTTTTTTATGGATTTGTAAAAATGCTGGAATAGAAATAAAAACACAAAGAACCGAACATATAGAGCGTATTGCTAAAATTAGACGCAAAAGTGTAGGTACTTCTGGAGGGGCTAAAGATAACTCAGAGGCTAAAAAAGATGCTATTAAAACTTTAGAAATTGAAAATATATCTGGAGATGATGTAAGTGAAATTGTAAATAAAGTTTTTGAATTACCAGATACAGAATTAAAAGTTAAAAGTAATGATGTACTTGCAGACCTTAAGGCGTTTTTAAAATCATTTGATTTAAAGTTTAATGAAATAACACGAAATTATGAATTGAATGGCGAACCAATGAATGATAGAGATTATAATTCTCTTTATATAAAAGCTATTGAACAAGTTGATGAAAAGGTAAGTAAGGATAGAATTTTCTCTCTTATTGATTCAGATAATACACTTGCTTATTCTCCATTTGTTGAATTTATAAATAAGTACAAACACTTACAACCAAGTGGAAATTTTGAAAAATTATGTGAATGTATAAAATATAACCAGGTAACATACGCAAACGGAACACGCCAAGAAGTAGAAGGATATTTAGAAATTTTCCTTAAAAAATGGCTTTTAGGTATTATAAGCAGTATGCATGGTACTTATTCTATTTTAATACTTGTACTTACAGGAGGACAAAGAGCGGGAAAAACTAAATTTTTTCGTAATCTTTTACCAGATGATTTAATGAGTTTTTATGCTGAAAGTAAACTTGATGAGGGTAAAGATTCAGAAATTTTAATGACAAAGAAATTAATAATTTTAGATGATGAGTTTGGCGGAAAATCAAAACAAGACGCAAAAAGATTAAAAGAATTAAGTTCAAAGCAATGGTTTAATTTAAGAAGACCTTTTGGGCGTACAAGTGAAGATTTAAGGCGTTTAGCTGTTCTTTGTGGCACTTCTAATGATGAGGAAATTATAAACGACCCTACAGGAAATAGACGTATTTTGCCAGTAAATGTTATTGATATTGACCACGAAAAAATGGAAGAAATTAACAAAATAGATTTGTTTATTGAAATTTACCATGAGTGGGTAAATAATAAAGAGGCTTTTATGTTAACAAAAGATGAAATAGAAATATTAAATAATTGCAGTTCTTTGAATGAGCAACCGAGCCCAGAAGAAGAAATGATATTAAAGTATTTTATTCCTTCTGATAATTTAGGAGGTAATACAGTCTATTTAACTAATACGGAAATAAAAGCCTACATAGAAGAAAAAAGCCCTACTATTCGACTAAATACATATAAGTTAGGATTGACTTTAAAGAAATTAGGTTTTGAAAAAAGAGCAAAGAAAATAAGTAATTTAACTAAAATTGTATATTATTTAGAACATATTTAGGTTGCATAGGTTGTAGGGCGGTTGCACCCCTTTTTTAGAGCCCCTACAACCTTGTTAAGTATTGATTTTATTAGGGCTAAGGAGAAAAGGTTGTATAGGTTGTACCTTTTTTTATTATTTTATAATATATAAGACATACTTTTTTTTGTATATCGTATTTTTTATATTGAAAAATCTAAACTCTATAAAGTACTATACAACCCCTACAACCCTACAACCTAAAAAAACATAATTAATTGAAAATGATACACTTAAGAAAATACCAAGAAAAATCTATTTCAGAATTAAGAAAAAATATTTTGAACGGATTTAAAAAACTTATACTTTGTGCTCCAACAGGTGCAGGAAAAACTATAATGTTTACTTATATGGTTAGTCGTGCAATTGAAAAAAGTAAGAAATGTTTAATCGTAACAGATAGAACAGAACTTTTAACACAAGCTGGAGGAAGTTTGGAAAATTTCGGACTTAAACCAATTGAAATTAAACCAAACAAAAAAATAAATTCACTTAATGGCTGTCTTTATGTAGGAATGGCACAAACTTTAAAAAGAAGATTAAAAGATGAAATGTATATCGAGTTCTTAAATAGTTTGGATTTAATTATTTTTGATGAGGCACATAAACAAGAATTTAATAATTTGATGCCTTTTATAAGTAAATCATGTACAGTTATTGGAGCAACCGCCACACCTTTTAGAGAAGGCAATCAAATAAGTTTACATGAATTTTATAATAATATAATTGAAGTTGTAACTATTAGCGAACTTATAAAAGATAAATTTTTAGCGAATCCACATACATACGGAGTAAAAGTTGACCTTTCAAAAGTAAAAACAAAAGGGGGAGAGTATGACCAAGACCAAGTAGCAAAAGTTTATGATGAAGTTAAAATGTATCATGGAGTTTACGAAAATTATATTAAAATAACACCTAATAAAAAAGGAATTATCTTTGCGTCAAATATTGCGTCAAGTATTCAGTTAGTAAATGATTTTAAAAGTAAAGGTTTACCAATTGAACATATTGACGGAACAACTCAAACAGCAGAAAGAAAACGTATATTAAAATGGTTTAAAGAAACTCCAAACGCACTTATTTCAAATGTTGGTATTTTAAACGCTGGATTTGATGAGCCAAATATTGAAGTAGTAATTTTATATCGTGCGACAAAAAGTATAAGCCTTTTTTTGCAAATGTGCGGGCGTGGTTCGAGAGTTACAGAAACTAAAAAAGATTTTACTATTTTAGATTTTGGTAATAACGTTCAAAGACATGGATTTTGGGAACAAGAAAGAAATTGGGATTTAAAAAAGAAAAAGAAAAAAGAAGGTGTAGCACCTGTAAAAGACTGCCCGGAATGTTCTTGTATTTTACCCGCTCGATTAATGGAGTGCCCGGAATGTAATCATGTTTTTGAGAAAACACAAAAAGAAGAAGATGAGGAGTTAATTGTTGAATTGCAAAAAATGACATATCAACAAATACAAGACCAAATAAAAACAGCCGATTTTAAAAAATTAGAAATGATAGCCAAAGCAAAAGGTTATAAAATTACATGGATTTATCATCACTTAAAAACTGAAAAGGATTTAATTGATTACGCTAAATACAAAGGTTATCATAAAAATTGGATTGAACACCAAATACAAATAAGACAAAATGAAAGAAAATAAAATACAAGCTAATTGCTATCAATGGTATAATAATAATTATTGTTTAAAACATCACAACCCAAGAGGCGTAATGTTTAGCGTACCAAATGAACTCGCTGGAACAAATAAAATAGCTATGATGCAAGCTAAAGCAATGGGGCTTGTTTCTGGAGTATCTGACACGATAATAATTTTACCAAATGGAAATATTATATTTTGCGAGTTTAAAGATGCAACAGGCAAACAATCCGATAAACAAAAAGAATTTCAAGAAATAGTAACTAACCTTAACCACGAATATATTTTAATAAGAAATGAAGAAGAATTTAAAAACGCAATCCTATCAAGAATTGGAAATAGAGAAAAATAAACTTTATGTATCTAAACAAAATCCAACACGTTTAAAAGAAATTATAAAAAAATTAGATTATTTTTATTATGGTATCAAATAATTGACTATATTTGTAATTATGATAAAACCTTTTTGCATACAAGTAAGCCTTTTAATAGAAACAGAAGAACAAACAACTTTTGTTCCTTTCTTTATTAAAGTAGAACAAATACAAGGATATTTTATAGCTGATGGTTTTATTTGTGTAGTAATTTCAGGAGAAAACTATAACTGCGAATATGATAGTAATTTGTTAAAATTTTTAAGGTCTTATTTTACACCAATGAATTTAAACTAATGTTATGATTTTAGAAACTTTAGCAAAAAAAGATAAGTATTGGCGTCAAGTAGCCTTTAATATTAGCAAGGATAAAAATATTGCTGATGACTTGGTACAAGAAATGTATCTTAAAATATATCGTATATCATTAAAAAAAGAATTAGAAATTAATGATTATTATGTGGTAAGAATTTTGCTGAATACTTATTTAGATTACTTAAAAGAAAATAAGAAAACAATAAGCATTGAAACTATAACAGATTTAGAAAGTAGATGCTTAATATTTGAGCCAACAGATAAAGAAAAATTTATATTAGATAACTTAACATTTTTGGAAAAGGAAATACTAACTTTAAAACAAGATGTAAGTTACCACGAAATACAAAGAAAGTTTAATATTAATTATCAATTCGCTCGTAGAATTGTATTAGAAGCACAAAANAAATATGGCAAGAAGAAAACAAAATAAAGGTTTAGGNGATGTAGTTGAATCAATTACAGAAGCAACAGGAATNAAAAAAGCAGTTCATTTTATAGCTGGAGAAGATTGCGGTTGTGATAAACGTAAAGAACAACTTAACAAACTATTCTCTTTTAAACTAAAACCTAATTGTTTTACAGAAGAACAATACAAAGAATGGAATCAGTTTAAAGAAGTAAGAACGTTAAGAATAACACAAGAACAAACAAAATATATTTGTACTCTTTACGCATCTATATTTAATAAGCCTTATTGGTACCCTGATTGTTTTGCTTGCGGTGGAACAGCTCGTACTATTTCAGATATGATTGACAGATTAGACAAAGTACATGAAACATATAAAAACTAAATATTATGAAAACAACTAAAATTTTATTAATTAGCTTTTTAGCTATTTTATTAATGAGCTTTCAATGTGAAGCAGATGAACCAGCAACACAAACAACAGAATGTAATTGTGAGGAGGTAAGATACACTTTAAGTCCGGGAGATATTGCTTACCAATTTCATTCACGAATTGACAGACCTGATTTAACTTGTGGAGATGAAACAGCTTCAATTCAATATACTGGAACATATCATACACAAATAGTTTGTGAGTAGTTCAGTGTTTAAACATTACTTTTAACATTATGGCATTTGAAAAAGGAAATAAATTAGGAAAAGGTAGACCACCAAAAGCGGATGAGGAAAAAGTAAACAACTTATTTGTAAACGCTTTAAAGGAATTGTACGACAAAGAAACCGAAGATGAAGCAAAGATATATTTTATTAAAAATACTTTATTAGAAAGTCAAAGAGGTCAGTTGTTTGTTGCGGAACATATATTTGGTAAAGCACCGCAAGAAATAAAACAAACTAACTTTAATATTGAGGCTAAAGATTTAGACGATGAAGAAATTAAACGTATAAAAGATGCTTTAGATAATGCTTACTAACGAGGAAAAAGTTTTAAAAGTAATGTGTGAGAATGATTTACTATTTTTCACTCGTTACATATACAAAGAAAATCACAGGCGTAATTTTATAGTTGCGCCTCATTTCGTTATGATAGCTAATAAGTTAATGGATGTTATCAATGGTAAAACAAAAAGACTAATTATAAATATTCCACCTCGTTATGGTAAAACTGAACTCGCTGTAAAAAACTTCATTGCTTATGGTTTAGCAATCAATCCAAATGCAAAATTTATACACTTATCTTATTCAGATGATTTAGCTTTAGATAATTCAAGTCAAGCAAAAGAATATGTAGAGAGTGAGGCATTTCAGAAGTTTTGGCAAATGAAACTAAAGAAAGACGCACAAGGTAAAAAGAAATGGTTTAATGAATCAGGTGGAGGTGTTTATGCCACTGCAAGCGGTGGAGCAATTACTGGATTTGGAGCAGGTGTTTCAGATAGTAAAACTTTTAGCGGTGCAATTATAATTGATGACCCTTTGAAGCCTGACGATGCTTCAAGTGAAGTGAAAAGAAAAGCGGTTAACGATAGATACAACGGAACTATTCGCTCACGTGTTAATGATAGAGAAACCCCTATTATTGTAATCATGCAAAGACTTCACGAGGAGGATTTAAGTGGTTTTCTTTTAAATGGTGGAAGTGGAGAGGAATGGGAGCATTTATGTTTGCCAGCTTTAAATGAAAACAACGAACCTTTATATTCTGAAAAGCATACGTTTGAAGAATTAGAGCAAATTAGACAGGCAAATAGATATAATTTTGCAGGACAATATATGCAAACT